GTGCCTGATGAGCCATCCGTACTTCGTCAAGCACGTCGGGATCGAGTCGTCGATTCACGGGCGCGGCCAGAGGAACGACGCGCTGTTCGGCGGACCGGCGTATCGCTACGCGCCGACTGATTTTTCATCCGTCACGAAAATCGAACGCCCGGCAGACTCTCGGAGTGCGACGTGACCAGTCGGTGGACCTCGCGTCGGGCCAGCGCGATCGGCGCGTGCGCCTCGAAGCTCGGACGTCCGTCACGTCGCCGGCCGGCTATCCGGTCGAGACGTGGTGTCACGTCGACGACGTCTGGATGAGCCGGCGAGATCGCACCGGTGACGAGATGTTCCGGTCGGGGCAGCCGATTGCCGTGCAGCGCGTGCAGTGGACGATGGCGTATCGCCCGGACCTCGATCCGGAGTTGTCCAGCGTGCCGCCAACGTGGCGGCTCGTCGACCACGGCCGCGTCTATGACGTGCTCCACGCGTACGTGCTCGGCTCACGAGCCGGGATCGTGCTCTTGACCGAAGCGCGCACACAGGCGTCGGCATGACGGCCGCGGGCGTCGTGCGCAGCCGCCTGGCGGCGCTGTCGGGTGTCACCGCCCTCGTGGCCGACCGGATCTTCATCACGAAGCTGCCGGCTGACGTGGCGTTGCCGGCGATTCGCGTCGTGGAGATCGACACGACGCAGGCTGCCCACCTGCGGGGGTTGGACGGCTGGCAGCGTTCGCGCGTGCAGATCGATTGCGTCGCGCAGGACGCGAGCGGCGTGGATGCCTACAGCGTGGCGCATGCGCTCGACCGCGCGGTCTGGGGACCGGGCGACGGCACGGCGCTGGGTGGATGGCAAGGCCCCGGCGCGCAGTCCGTGTTGCCGGCGGGCGTGCTCGATTTCTACGACCCGGAGCCGTTGGCGCGGTATCGCGTCGTGCGGGATGTCTGGGTCGTCTGGTTGGATGAAGGAGACGCGTAATGAGCGACCGAACTGACACGTTCTATCCCGTCGAAGCGGCGACGACCGGCTACGCCGCGCAATTGCTCGTCGGCAACGGGGCGTCGCCGGAACTGTTCGAAGCGATCGCCGGCGTCGTCAGCATCACGCCGGGCGAGATGTCGACCGAAGACATCCAGCGCACGCATCTGCGGTCGCCCGACGCGCACCACGAGCACATGCCCGGTCTTCGGGATTCGGGCGCGATCTCGATCACGGGCCGATGGCTGCCGACCGAAGAGTCGCAGAGCCAGGCCGGCGGCGGCACGGGCGCCTTCGCCGAGGGCGGCCTCATCGCGCTCTGGCGCACGCGCGAAGTGCGGAACTTCCAGATCAGCATTCCCGCGTTCGGATCGGCGGGCGTCCTGCCGTTCCGGGGCTACGTGTCGAAGTTCCAGCCGGGCGAGTTCAACACGTCCGACCCGATCGACTTCACCGCGGAGTTCATGCCGACGCAGGCGTACGACGCGAACTGGCCGTAAGCGTGAGTGACAAGGATCGAGCATGGCACCACATCGAACGCCGAACGTCACCCTGACGGTCGACGGGGAGACCTATACCCTGTCGATGGACATCAACGCGATCTGCGACATGGAAGAGGCCGTCAATCGGCCTATCCACGAGATCCAGGCGCTGGCGTCGGCGGGCTCCCTGCGCTACGTGCGGTTGCTCGTCTGGGCCGCGCTACAGGCGCATCACCCGACGTTGACGCTCGAGGACGCCGGCCGGCTCATGTCGCGCGCCGGGCTGCCGGCCGTCAACGACGCGGTCATGCGCGCGGCGGAACAGATGACACCCGATCTCGAGACCGTGCGCGATCTGGAGCCGGCCCCAAAAGCCGAGACGCCGGTCGACGCGGGTGGGACTGGCGCGACCTCTACCTCTACGCCCGCGACTGCGGACTGACGCGCGAGGCGTTCGGGCGGCTCACGCTGCGCGAACTCTTCGTCGAGTTCCTCGTGGCGCAGCGTCGCGCGAAGGCCGAGGCCACGCGTGACACGCTCATGGCCTACCGCATCGCGGCGTTGCATCGTCACGCGCTGTCGAAGCGCGGCCTGCCGCCGCTCCGACGGTTGCTGCCAGACATGCCGTCGCCTCGCGTCGCGCCCCAGACGCCGGACCAGATGATGCGCGTGCTGCGCCTCATCGCCGCGCAGCACGGCCTGCCCTTTCCGGCGAAGGAGTCCTGAATGCCCACGGTGCGGATGCGCGTCGACGGTGGGGCGGAGCTCGCGCGCGCGTTGCGCGGCCTCAGCACGCGCTTGTCGCGGTCCGTGCAGCGCGAGGCGTTGCGCGATGTCGCCGGGCCCATGGCCGCGGCCATGACGGCGCTCGCGCCGCGCAGTGATCACGCGCCGCACATGGCGGACACCATCACGGTCAGCAACGCGCGGGATGAGTCGTCGACGGCCGTCGCCGTGGCCGTCGGGCCGACGAAGGCGGGCTGGTACGGGTCGTTTGCTGAACTCGGGACGAGTCGGGAGACGCCGCGGCCCTTCCTCCGGCCCGCGCTCGACCAGGGCGCGAGCGGGCTGCTGCGCGATCTCGCCCGGCGGCTGTGGACGGCGTTGGCGGCACGAGGCATCTCGCGAGAGACGCGCGTCGGCACGGGTCCGGTGAGCGGTGGTCCCGGTGGAGGCGGCCTGTAATGGCGAACCTCGTTGTTGGTGCACTGCGCGTCGTCCTGTCGCTTGATTCGGCCGATTACGATCAAGCCATCACCCGCGTCAGTCGCAGCGCCGATCAGATCCAGCGCGGCTTCAAGTCGATTGGCCGGCAAGCGACGACGCTCGGCCAGACGCTGTCGTTGGGTCTGACGCTGCCGCTCGTCGCCGCGGCGAAAGAGGCCATCGACACCGGCACGGAGTTCGAGTCGGCCATCAACCAAATCAAGGGCGTCCTGCAGCCGACCGCCGCCGAGATGGACCTCGTGCGGCAGACGGCCATCAAGCTCGGCGCCGATACCGTCTTCAGCGCGACCGACGCCGCCGACGCGATGTTGGAGCTGGGCAAGGCGGGCTTCGACACGCAGAACGCGATTCACGCGACGGCGGACGTGCTCCAGTTGGCGGCGGCGTCGGGCTTGTCAATGGGCGATGCCGCCACGATGGCCGCCCGCACGCTGAATGCGTTCGGTCTCAAGGTCGGCGACCTGGCACACGTCAATGACGTCCTGGCGGCGGCCTGTAACAAGTCCTCATTGGAGATTGGCGACCTGCAAGTCGCGTTCGGCTACGTCGCGCCGATTGCGACGAGCTTCCACCTGTCCATCGAACAGACGTCGGCCGCGCTGGCGATCATGCGTGACCGGGGCATCGCGGCCGAGACGACCGGCCGGGCGTTGCGGCAGGGCTTCAGCCGACTCGTGAATCCAGTCAAGAGCGTCCAGCAGGTCATGGACCAGCTCGGCATCGACTCGTTCAAGACGGCCGACGGCGGGATGATGGATCTCTCGGACATCATCGGCACGCTGCACGATCGGGGGCTGACGGCGGGCCAAGCGTTGAAGCTGTTCGGCAATGCGGCGGGGCCTGGCATGTACGCCCTCGTCTCGGCGGGCGCGCCCGCGCTCGACCAGTTGACGACCGCGTTCCACAACAGTCAGGGCGCGGCGAAAGACATGGCCGACGCCATGATGAGCGGCCTGCCGGGTGCCGCCGAGCGGATGCGGGGCTCCGTCCAAACGGCATGGTTGGCGGTCGAGAAGGCGATCGAACCGACGGTCACGCGGTTGATGGACCTCATCGGCAATCTGGCCGACCTCGTCACGAATCGCATCGTGCCGATGTTCTCGGCGTTGCCGGGTCCGGTGCAGACCGGCGCGGTGGCGCTCGCGGCAATTGCGGCGGCGGTGGGGCCGGTTATCTATCTCTTCGGCCAACTTGCTACGGGCATCAGCGTCATCGCCGGCATGTTCGGCACGGGCACGGTCGGGGCTGCCGTGCTGACGACAGCGCTGGGTCTACTCGGGCCGGCCGTCGCCGTCGCCGCGGTCGCGTTCGCCGGCTGGAAGATTGGCGAGACGATCAACAAGTTCACCGGATTGAGTGATGCCATTCAGCACGCCACAGAGCGTCTGATGGGCTACCGCGATGCGTCCGTGCCGCTCGAGCAGCAGCAGCGCGTCATCAGCCTCGCGGTCGACAAGGGCGCGGCTTCCACAATCGGCTACGCCGATGCCCTGAAGTACTTGCAGGACATCGCCGCGATCCGGCGCGGCGAAACGATGCAGACGATCGCGGCACAACGTGAGGCCGTCCAGGCGGAACTCGACCTCGGACGCATCACGCAGGATCAAGCGGCGATTCGACTCTCCGCGCTCGACGTCGAACAGAAGAACCAAGACGCGATGAAGGCCCACGCTGCGGCGTCGGCGGCTGTCGCGGCAGCGGATGCCACGGTGAGTCAGAACGCCAAGGCGCAGGCCGCCGCCCAGAAGAAGGCGGCCGCAGCGATGGCAGAGGCGAAGCGCCAAGCCGACGCGGCGCGCGACTCGCTGGAGCAGCTCGGCATCGTGACCGCCGCGCGCGTCAATGAGACGCTCCAGAAATACGCCGCGCTGGAGGCGCAGGCCGTCAAGGAGGGCGTGCCGCTCGCCACGGTCCTTGCCGCGCTCCGACCGAAGCTCGAAGACCTCGCCGCCGCGGCGCGTCAGTCCGGCGTGGATGTGAGCGGCGTCACGGCGCAGTTGGATCGCGCCAAAGCCTCCGCGGCTGCGGTCATGGCGACGTTTCCGCAACTCAAAACGTCGAGCTTCGACACGTTCTCCGGCATCGGGCGAACCGTGTCGCTCATGAACGACGAGCAGATCAAGGCATGGCTCTCCACGAAGGATCTCGCGGCAGCCTATAAGACCATGGGGATCTCGTCGCGCGCCGCGTTGCAGGCGACCGCGGACGCGTCGGTGAGGGCCTACCAGACGATTCTGGCCTCGGGCACGTCCACGCCCGGTCAGATCGCGCTCGCCTTCTCGAAGATGCAGCGTGACGTCAATGCTGCGAACGACCAAGTCCCGTCGTACTGGAAGACTACGATCCTGCCAGCGATCGACTCGTCGCTCAAGCAGCTCGGCACG